TCATACCTCGATCGTTTCGGCCAGAAGGAAGAGCTGGTCCAGGTCCGCGCTCGTGAGCGCAGAGCCGTCGGGCCAGCTGAGATAGGGCGCCAGACCGTTGAGCAGCGGGCTCGCGCGGTCGAATGTACTCGCCTCCTGCCAGGCCAGCAGGGTCATTTGATCCATGCCGGCCATCAGGGTTGCCACCTGGTCCAGAAGCCCCATCTGCAAGAGCGCCCCCTTGGCCTGCAGGCGGCTGACCCGCCTGGCAGGTTCCGGGGGTGGGGAGACATCAAACCCCGGATCGAACGGCGCGACGGCGCCAAACTCCCCGGCTTCAGCACGGCCAAACAGATCCGACGGCCCGTCGCGATCCACCACGCGCACCACGCCGCCCTCCATTTCCAGGCGGATGGAGCTTAGATCCGCAGTCACATATTGAGGGGTTTGCATCAGTCATTCTCCACGGGCGCGTAGACACCGGGGACGAGGTTCTCACCGCCGGTCCTGAAGCGCACGTTCTGGATCCGCGCGTATCCGTAGTAGGTTGTGGTTGATTTGTCGGAGCCGCTGGTGCGCGTTGAGGCTTGGGACTGAACACTGACACGGTCCCCTTGCGCCACATCCACATCAATAAGCTTACCGGCCCATGCTGTACCGGTGATCGTCCAGCTTCCCATAACCGTTGTGATGGCGTTTCTCAGGCGCGTCACCCGGAAGTAAGCAGGTTCAGACGAACTCGAAGCGCCGTCAAAACTGATCCGGATCGTGCCATCCTGGGCAAAATCAAAGGCATGCCGCGTGCCCCAGGATGTCGACGTCCGTTGGTAATAGGCATCCACCCGACTGCGGATGGTCTCACCGGCGGTGAGCGGGCTTGCCCCGGAGCCGGCCAGCGCCGCAATCGCCTGCGCCGTGCGCTCGGGCGTCATCAGCCGGGTGCTGACGGCGCCCGCCTCAGCCTCCGCCTGGCTCGCGATATCCGCCGCCAGCGTGCGGTTGGCCGCGAGCGAGCCGCCCCCGGTCAGACCGGTCCCGGCGGAGATCACGCGCCCGCTGTTGACGATCTCGACGATGCTCTCGGAGCCATCGTCGCGCTTGAGAAACAGCCGGCCATCATGGGTGTTGACCGCCAACTCTCCAAGCTCCAGCTGCGCTGTGGTGGGCACCTTGTTCGCCACCGCCGAGCGCCTCAGTTTCAAAGCCATATGGCCTCCCTTCTTCTTGCCTGTTCAGACCGGGTATTGCCGGAGGGCGGGATCAGAACGTGCCGCCATCGAGCGCGATGCCGGAGATGCTGCCGCCGGTGATCGCCACGTTGCTCGCGGCCTGCGTGGCCATGCTGGCAAGCCCCAGATTGGACCGCGCCGTGGCCATATCGGCCAGGTCCGAGAGGTTCGCGGATTTCCCGAGCTTGCCCGCGATCCCGTTGGCTACCGTGGTGGCAAAATCCGGGTCATTTCCAAGCGCCGTGGCCAGCTCACTCAACGTATCCAGCGCGCCCGGCGCGGCATCGATCAGCGCCCCGATGGCGGCCGAGACGAAGGCCGTGGTCGCGATCTGCGTGCTGTTGCTGCTGCTTGCCGCCGTTGGCGCGGTCGGCGTGCCCGAGAAGCCCGGCGAGGCCAGTGGCGCCTTGTCAGCGAGCGCCGCCTGCAACCCCGTGACCTGCGAGATCGCGTGCCCGTGCGCGGAGGGCGCGAAGGTCGCCGGCTTGCCGGTGATGCCGGACCAGGCCACCGCATCGGCCACCTCGGCCGCGTCCACCTTGCCATCGGCGTCCGTGTCATAGGTCCCGGCGAGCATGTCGCCGGCGCCGAAGCTCGCCATGGCCGACTGCACGAAGGCGGTGGTCGCGATCTGGGTGGTGTTGGTGCCACCCGTGGCCGTCGGCGCCGTGGGCGTGCCGGTCAGGCCGGGCGAGGTCAGCGGCGCCGTCGCGTTCAGCGCCGCCTGCAGATCGGTGATGTCGGAGATCGCGTGGCCATGCGCCGCCGCGGCAAAGGCCGACGCGCTCGACAGGGCCGCCGAGCCCAACCCGAGCGCCGTGCGCTGCGCCCCCGCATCCGCCGCCGTCAAAAGCGCGCGGCCTGCAAGCGTGCTGTCGCTGATGGCGCTGGCGGCGTGGCCATGGCTCGCCGCGGCCTTGCCATCGAGCGCGGTCTGCAGGCCGGTCACATCCGCCATGGCGTGGCTGTGGCTCGCGGCCGCCTTGCCGCCCAGCAGCGTGTCCAGCTGCGACTTGCGCACCAGGTCAGCCCCGGCCGCGGCATCCTGGGACGCCGCCGGCACCGCGCTGAAGGTCTTCTTGCCGGCGATGGTCTGCGTGCCGGTCTTCGCCATGAAGGCGCCGGCCCCCGCAAGGGCCACGATCGAGGTGGCAGTGCCGCCCCCATCGTCGCCCTTGCCGATATAGAGCGTGTCATCGACCTCGTTATGCGCAACCTCGCCCGATTTGAGCGCGGCGGGCGCGCCGGCATTGCCGGACACCCGGCGTTTGAACTGGATCGTATTGGCCACTAGAAGAACCCTCCGTTGATCGGCGCATCTGTTGGAAGAACGGTGACGCCAGGATCGCCCTGCTCACCCCGTGCCCCCGGCGGGCCGGCCTGGCCCTCCGGGCCCGGCAGCCCCGGCACGCGGACCGCTACCGGCCCCGCGGCAAGACCCACCCGGAGGGGCACGTCATCGGACACGGTGAGACGGATCGGCACGCGGGGGCCGGCCACATCAATCCCGCCGCTCATGTCACAGGCCCCGCGTGACCGGCAACATCACCGGGATGTCCAGGGCAAACCCGAGATGCAGCTCCGGCGCGACATCGGTGCGCACCACGTCGACCACCACCGAGCCCACCGACATGCCAGCGGTGTCGGCCGCGGCGATCCTGAGATCGAGGGCGCTGTCGGTGATGCGCACCAGCCCGCCATTGCCCGTCGTCAGCGTGACCAGCACCTCATCCGACGCCGCCGCGGGGCGAACCTGGCCGGCGAACGTCGCCCCGTCCGGGAACACCGGCCCCTGCGCCTCCAGGCGCAGCCGATACGCATAGCCGATCATGATCGCCGGCCCCTCAAAGATGTGTGTCGTCATGGCTGCCACCCGCAGAGCCGCGCGCCAATCTCGTTATGGGCCACGATCTGGCGCCGGGTCTCCAGGCTCAGCACATCGCTCCGTGACGGCAGGATGGGCTCGGCCCAATCACACTCACCGGTGATCTTCATCCCGCATCCAGCGAGAGAGACGCTCAGAGACACCCCCAGCATCATCCGCATCCACATCGCGCCGCACCTCCGCTGCATGTTTCATGGTGCGGACACGCGCCGCGGCGCGCTTCACCGCAAACTCGGCGATCCCGGCCGTCCGGCCATGACGCCAGATCACCCACACCGTCGTGAGAACGGCAATCACGATCAAGCCCGCGTAGATCAGGCGGCGCTGGATCTTGCCAAAGGCAATCCCGAACAGGCTCATCCCGGCTCCAATCATCCCAGGCCCGCCAGGATCTTGCGGATGCGCTCCCGCGCGATCCAAAGCGCAAGGACCAGCACCAGCCCCGCCACGCCAAGCGCCACAACCTGCGCCGAGCCATCGAGCGAGCGCAGAGACTCAAGCCCGATGCCGAGCGCGGTGAAGATCTGCACGCCGGCCGCGCGTACGGTGGTGCTCTCCTGCGGCGATCCCCGCCGCGCCGGTAGCGCCGCCGGTTCAACGGCCCGGCGCACCGCGACCACCCGCGCCTTGGGATAGGCGGTCACACTGACCCGGTTGCCCTGATTACCACCCAGGAGAGTGACATTGCTGCCGGACAATCCCTCGTAGAAGGCCACGTGGCCCTGCCAGGGCTGGCCGCGCGACAAGATCACCACATCGCCACGCTGCGCCTTTTCTAGAGGTACCGCGCGGCCCCAGCTCTCATAGCTGCGCGCAAGGAGCGAGCCCGTGCCCTGTACGCCGCAGCGCGCCAGAACCGCCCCGACAAAGGCCGCGCACCACGGCACCTCATCATGGGTCTGCGGCACGCCCGCCTCCTTGTAATAGGCCAGAACCCGAGGATTATCCCCCTTGGCCCATTCCCATACGCCCTCGTCCGCTTTCGCGGTCTGATAGATCAAATCGCCGATCCGCATGCCTGTCTCCTGCAATAAAAAAAGCCGCCCCGAAGGGACGGCTTGCCGATGTGCTTGTTTTTGTGTGTTCAGCGCCGCCAGACCGGCCGGGCTGTTCAGGCGAAGCGCTCGTGCTCCGCATGATGGGGTGTTCTGGCTTGCTGCATCCAATCATCCACCGCTGCTGCCACAGAGGGTCCAATCCCTCGCAAACCTGCCAGCTGGATTTCCACAATGCCGGGCGTTCCGTCCGGATCGACCCAGGTGCCGCCCTCGGCCAGCACCAGGGCCTTGATTGCCTGTTCCGGGTCGGCGGCCTGCTCAAGCTGTGTCAGAACCTGTTCGATATTCTTCATCGCACTATCCACCCTGCGCTCGTTTTGATGCATCTTTGCGTATACCAGATGTGACCTGAGGATCTGCTTTCAAGCCGTTGACTACTTCCTGCGCCTGAGCCAGGCGCAGATCGCAGCCTCGGCGCCGCGCGGGCCGAGATAGGCCAGTGTGGCCACCAGCCCGGTGCTGACCGGCTGGGCGAGGCCGAGATGGCTGGCGAGGGCTTCGCCGATGATCGCCATCCCGATGGCGACGGGCACTTCCCACAAGAGCTCGCGGCCAAAGAAGCGCCGCCGGCCCAGACTGACCTCGCCCGAGTGATACATCAGCCGCCCCGTGAAGGCGCCGATCAACGTGGTGATGGCCCCGCCAAACAGCGCGTTGATGGTTTCGATAAAGCTGCCGTCATCCATGCGCGACCTCATTTTGTTGCGGGGCCGGTCACGGACACGCCGCGATCCTCAGTAGCTGCCGCCATCGAGCAGCGCCTCCCAGCCGGTATCGGTGGCATTGCGGATCCTGAGCACCGGCGGGCTCTGGCTTGTGTCCAGCCAGATCATGCCCGGCCGGGTCGCGGTCGGCGCCGTGGCCCCCGCGTTGGAGGAGTGCAGCGCCGCCAGGATCTCGTTGAGGCGCTGACGCACCGCGAGGCCTGCGTCATTGGTCAGCACGTAACTGTCTGTCTGAGCCATCAGGTCACCTCGTCCGCATGCAGCCGCAGTCGCGAGACCACCGGCGTGAAGGCCCGGTCCGCCGTGCGCAGCCAGGCGCGCGCCTCAACCGCCCGCGCCTCGATCTCGTGATTGTCCACCCGGCCCCAGGCCGACCAGACCGGTGTGCCCGATGGATCGCCATCCGTCTCGCGGATCTCCACCACCACATCCGTCTCCGCGCCATCGGTACCGTCAAAATCCGCCCAGGTGTCGATCGGCTCCAGGCGCGCATCGATCTTGTCAAGCAGCGCCAGCACCGCCAGCCCGATCTCGCTGCGCAGCCGGATCCGGCGTACCGCGCCAAAATCGAGCCCCGCGCCGAAGGCGTAGAGCCCCTCGGGTTGCGGCACGTAAGGCACGCCACTGTCATCGACGGCCGTCGCCAGGCGCAGCGTCGCACCCTCGACCACCAGATCCGTTTTGACACCCGGAAAGGTGCCATCGGCCTGCAGGCGCGCCACAGGCGCAAAGGCCAGCGCCTGCGTGCCCTTGGTCGAGATCGTGCTCACCGGTCCCAGCCGGCCGCCGCTGTCCTGGGCGCGCAGCAGATAGGCACCGGGCTTGAGCGGCACCACCGCGATCGCCTCCGAGCCGGCCACCCGGTCCATGGAATAGCTGTTGGCCCATGTGGGGCTGGCCTCGGGGCTGTGGCGAATGACGATATTGCCCGCCACTCGCACATCGGGATCTGCCGCCCGCGCCCATTTGAGGATCGCGAGCCCGCCGGCCGTTTGCAGCGTCACGTCCTCAAGGGCCACCGGCGGCGCCGTGAGCCCCAGGATCTCGGCCGTGCGCGCGCGCCACGCCGAGGACACGCCGAGCGCGGACACCGCCTTGACGCGGATTTCCCACTGGCCGGGGCTGGCGTCACGGATCTCCAGGGTCGTGCCTGCCTGGCGGCCATACTCGATCCAGGCCCCACCGTCGCGGCGCGCCTCGACCTGGTAGCTTGCAACAAAGGCCGACGGGGCCGGCGCCCAGGTGGCGGTGATCAACACCTTGGCGCCGCCGCCATCGCGGGTGATGTAGAGCGCTTCCGAGATCTCCGGTGTGCCCGGCGCCGCCGTGCGGTACGCCGAGGGCAATGTGGTGCGCGGCGCGGCCGCGTAGATCTGCTCCTCGCTGACATCCCAGTCATAGACCAGCGGCGAGGTCTCGCGCAGGATCAGCTCCGGCACCAGCATGACGCCGTCGCCCACGGCGCTCAGATCAAGCCGCGCGGACTGCACCTCGAAGGGTTTGCCCGCAAAGCCCCAGCGTGCGTAATCCACCGTCACCGTATCGCCGGCCGCCGCCTTCCAGGCGCTGAGCTTGCCCGACCATTTGACAACCTGCTGGCGCCGCGCGCGCTCCAGCTCGATCCTGGCAATGCGCTGCGCCGCCGAAGGCGAGATGGTAAACGGCAGCGAGATATCCCGCCACACGGGCGTGCCGCCATCCTCGGCGACATAGGCGGGCGCGGCATAGGCCGGGAAGTCATCGGGCTGCCAGTCGTTCTGAGGGCTGATGAACTGCCCGCGCACCCCGTTGAAGCTGGTGGCCCGGCTTTGCCGCGTGGTGAGCGCAATCCCGCCCTCGCGCAGATCATCGACGCCAAGCGTCACATCCGGCCCCCGGTAGGCGCCTGCGTGGAGGCGCCAGGCGCCGCCTTGCCAGACGCAGCGCCCCGCCATCGCCGTCAGCATCGCCTCGATGATGGTCTGCGGCGTCTGATCGAGCGTCACAACCCCGTTGCAGGCATAGCGTGGCTCGCTGCCGCCCGCGGCCAGCGGCACCGCTTCCGCGCAGATATTGGCCGCCTCGATCAGGCTTTCGGTCTCGATCCCGTCCTCGAGGCCGATCCCGGCCCCCAGCCCGAACACAGGATCGGCCATGTAGTCGGCCACGCAAAGCGCGGCGTTCTCGCTATAGCCCCGCACGCCCGTGCGCGGATCCAGGATGTCGTCCTTGCCCATGATGTCGACGGAGATGCTCGGAATGCCGCCTGGGAAGGCATCCGCAGTGTACTTGAGCCGCAGGTGAATCGCCGCGCAGCCGTCCAGGCGATGTGCAGAGGACCAATGTTCCGAGACCGCCTCGGCGAGATCCGCGAATGCCGTCTGATCCGGGTGGCCGAGCCGGGTGTCGATCTCCACCTTGCCCGCCCAGCGATCCAGCGCCGTGCCCGCGGCGTCCACCGCCATCTCCCCGTCGAAGTAGACCGCCCCGATCGACTTGACGCGATGCGTGGCCAGCACGATCACCAGGTGCAGATATTTGTTCGACGGCCCGGCCTCGTGCAGGAACACGATGGCGCCGCCCTTGCGCACCCGGCCATAGACCATGTCGCGCGGCATCACCGGCTCGCGCACGCTCACGGTCCTGGGCCGCATCGAGACCGACGGCGTGCCCATCAGGGCTTGCGAGGCGGCCGACAGGAGCATCGACGCACCAAAGCTTGCAGCAAAGCCGATCAGCCCGCCGGCGGCAAAGGCCGCGGCCAGGCCGCCCGCGGCCACCGCCGCCCCGCCAAGAGCGACAGCGCCAAGTACAACAGGCGGCATCAGACCCTCCAGACCAGAGAACAGGAGGCCAGCGGCAGCTGCGTCAGCCCCTTTGGCGCTACAAACGCCGCCCGCGCGCCCGTGCAGATCCCGAAGGCCGGATCCTCACCGCCGAGCACCAGGTCTCCGCGCTGCGCCAGGAGCGGTGTGGCCAGCGGATCGCCCAGGAGATCGCGCCCCAACCCCTCGAGGCTCTCCCAGCCCAGGCGGCGCATCACGCGATAAGCCCCGCGCGCTGTGCGGTAGCGCCCGCGCCAGCGCGCCGCGTGATCCGGGCCGCCCGTCAGATCCCGGCGCAGATCGAACGCCCAGGTCGCGCAATCATGGCAGCCCCAGGCAAAAGGCTGGCTCTGCGCCGCCTCCAGGCGTGCCGCCAGGACGGATGTCCAACCGCAAACTCTCATCCGCGCCCCCAGGTGATTTCCTTGTCCTGGATCGTGGTGACGAAGGCGAAGCCCTGATCGCCCGGCGCCAGCGCCTGCTGGCTCTCATGCGTGTAGCGCCAGTTGCGCGGGGTTCCGAGATCGATCAGCCGGTTCTCGTAACTGATTGTCACCGTACAGCTCTCGCCCGTATCCGCGATCTCCGGCACGTCGAGTCGGCCGGTAAAGGCCTGCACCGGATCCGCGATGATCTCGCGCGCGTCCGTCAAGAGCCCCAGCCACACCCGGCCGGGCTTGCCCTGGCGCGCCTCGTCAATGGCCAGCGCCACCATCTCCAGCGGCACGCCCGACAGCGACACCGTGGTGCCGCCCGCCACGACCTGCTGCGTTTCCTCGATCGCGCCCAGCCCCAAAAGGTTGCCAACCCCGGTCCAGGTCCGCCCGGTCCAGGTGATATCGCCCAGCCCGGACCAGATCCGCACCCAGCCCGAGGCGAACTCCCCCTCGAAGAACAGGATCGGGCGCAGCTCACCCTCCTTCAGCGCCGAAGCGATCATCGCCGACATTTCCCGGGCCATCAGAGCGCCTCCCGTGCGGTCACCGAGAAGCGGAAGCTGTCGGCCCGGCTGATGCGTGTGGGCACCGGCGCGGCGAGGCGCAGCGCAATCCCTGGCGCGGCAACCTCCACCGGGCTCAGATCCACGGGCGCCGCGCGCAGGCGCGGCGTGATGCGCAGCATCGCCACCCCGCTGGCATCGGCCGCTGCATCCTCGGTGACCTGGTGCAGCCGCATGTCCTGGCCCGTCCCGAGCGAGACAAAATCTCCCGCCTCGAGCGCCAGCACCTCCGCATCCCAGCCCGCGGTCGCGAGCGCATTGCCCGACTGGCCGGCGCCACGCACGGTGATGGTTTTTTGTGCCAGCTCAGGTCGCGCCATCGAAGGGTCGCGCAGGACAAACCAGCCCCGCATCCCGCCAAGCGCGGTAAAGACCGCCGACAGCCGCCGACCCGACCGGCCCTTGGTCAGCGCCACGTCAAACGAGACCTCCCACCATTCGCCGCCCCAGTCCTGGATCTGCTGGCGGCCGGTGAAGGGCGAGGTTTGCGCCGAGACCGCCGTCACCAGCCGCCGCTCGATCGACTGGATCAGCGTCACAGGCAACTCGCTCATACCGCATGCCCCCGCTGCCGGCGATCGCGCACGCTCTCGATCGCAACCCGTTTGATCTCCGGCAGCGCCGCGCGCAGCCTCGCATCGATCTGCTCGGCCACGCCCATCTGCGCCCCGCGTGCATCGATGTGGACGGTTAGGCCCGCGCCACTCGCACGACCCGGCCCATAGCCCGCTGCCTCGCGCCGGCTCAGCACGCGCTCACCGCGCTGCAGGATCGTCGGCACCTCATCGGGGCGCAGCCCGGCCCAGGCGCCACCCGGCCCCACGGTGCCCCCCGAATGCATCCGCGGCGCCCCGGCAAACACCGCAGCCGGCACGCGCCGGCCCATGCCCGAGAGCCCCACCATGCCACCGTTATGCGATACGGCCGCCGCCACCGATCCGCCGCCGAACACGCCCGAGAGCGCATTCGCAATCGGCCCCAGAACAGCGTTCTTGAAGGCCAGCACCGCCAGATCCGCAAGGATCGAGCGGACCAGGCCCTTGAAGTCCAGCTTGCCGGTTTCCACGAAGCTGCGGAACGCGCTCTCCGCGCCGCTGAACGCCCCGGTCAGCGTCTCGCCAAGCCCCTTGCCCCAGTCCATCGCCGTGCTGGCGTAATCCTTCAGGCTCTGGCTCACCGCCCGAAAGCCCGAGAGCTGCTGTTTCGTGGTGTTCGCCGCACCGCCGGCCCTGGTCAGCGCCTCGGTGACCTTATCGGCCGAGACAGCCGCGTCTTCGAGCGCATCCGCCCCCGCCTCGCCCGCGCCGATCACCGTAGTCTGCAAGGCCTGCCAGGAGGTCAGCGGCCCCGCCGCGGCCGTGCTCAGCATGCGCGCCGCGTCCCGGTAACCGTCCGCCCGGATCCGCGCGTCATCGGCCATGCCGTCAAACAGCTGCGGCGCCCTGAACGGGTCATCTGCAAAGGCGCGCTCATAGGCCGCGCGGGCCGCCTCGCCCAGCTGGACCGCCTCCGGCACCGCGGCCTTCCATTCCGAGAGATCCGGCGCCGCGATGGCCCAGTCCGGGCGACGGCCGCCCAAGGTAAGTAGGGAATTGACCCCCTCGGTCAGCCCCTCGAGACCGCTCTCCATCGCCCCCACGAGCCCGTTGATCGCCAAAGCCCCGATGCGGCTGAACACCCCCGGCAAAGCGTCCCAGATCGCCTGCACCGCCAGGAACGTGCCCTCAAAGGTGTTGATCGTGCTATTGGCCCAGGACGTAATTCCGTCTGTCGCAGATTGCAGCCCGTCGAGGATCGCCGCCTGCGCATCGGCCCAGCTGCCCTCCACATTGGCCCAGGCCGCCTGCGCCGAGAGCGATACCTTCGACCAGACCTCCGAGGCCAGATCCTTCAACAGCCCCATCGCCGCGCCAAAACTGCCAGCCCCGCGCACCAGCCTGGTAAACCACCACGCCAGCTCGCCCGCCCCCACGACCAGCGCGCCAATCCCGGTGCGAATCAAGGCACCCTTCAGGACCACCAGCGCAGTCGCCAGGCCCCGCACCGACAGCGCCGCCGCCGCCAGGCCGGCCACCCATTTGCCCGCCATGAGCCCCGCGAACGTGCCCGCATAGACCGCGATCCGGTCAAGATTGCCGATCAGCCCCGTGATCGCCCGACCGACCGGCCCGGTCACACTGGCGACAGAGGCCAAGGCGTCGGCCAGGGTCTCCAGGGCCGGCGCCGCCGCCACGGCGATCTGGTTTGCCACCCCGCGCCCGATGAGCCCGAGCCGCGACAGCGCGTCATTGGTCCGCTCAATCTGATCCGCGTCCTGCTCCGAGACAATCACGCCGAAGGCCGCGAGATCCTCGGTCGCCTGGCGCAGTGTGGCGCTGTCCAGCCGCTGGAAGGCCACAAAGCCCCGGTCGCCAAACAACTGCGAGAACAGCGCCGCCTGTTCCGAGGCCGCTGCATTGTCGCGAATGGCATCGGTCACCACCTCGATGCGCTTGTCCAGTGGCAGGCGCAGCAACTCACCCGCGTTGAGGGTCAGCCGCTCGATCGCGCTGGCCGCCGGCCCGCTGCCATCGGCCGCGAACAACGACAGGCGCCGCGTCAGCCGCGCCGCGCCTGCCTCGAGATCGGCCATTGTTGAGCCACTCAGCTCCGCCGCGCGCTCCAGCACCTGCACGCTCGCCACCGTGGTATCGAGCGACTGCGCCAGCTTGGCCTGCGCATCCACCGTCTGCAGCCCGTTGCGCACCAGCGCCACGCCGGCCGCGGCGACAGCAGCAGTCGCGGCCGCCGCCGCAACCCGCGCGCGGCGCGCAAACGCCGCCATGCGCCTGTTGGCCGCGTCCATCTCGCGCGACAGACGCTGCATGCCTTTCGTGCCGGATTTGCCCACCCCCTCGAGCTCGGCGCGCACCTGGCGCCCGCCCGTGGCCGACAGGCGCACCGAGACTTGTTTTGTGGCCATCAGAACAGCGCCCTTGAATAATGTATCACGCCATGATACATGGAGCCATGATCGTCTGCACACGTGGAAAGCTCGCCGCAGGCGCGGTTCAGGACCGCTTCGGCAAGGGCTTCCCGGCTGATCTGATCACGCGAACCCGGGCCATGCTCTCGGCATTGGACGCCGCGGTCGGACTCGAGGATTTGCGGTTTCCGCCGGGCAACCATCTCGAAGCCCTGAGCGGTGACCGCGCCGGACAACATTCGGTGCGCATCAACGGACAATGGCGCATCTGTTTCATCTGGACCGATCAGGGGCCTGCCGAGGTCGAGATCGTGGACTATCACCAGGAGTGGACCCCATGAGCCTCATGACCAACCCATCCCATCCAGGCGAAGTCCTGGCCGAGCTCTATCTTGTGCCGCTCGACATGAGCGCGATTACACTGGCTGCGCATCTCAACGTGCCCCGCACCCGCATCGAGCGCCTGGTCAAAGGTGAGACCGCGATCACGGTCGATACCGCCATGCGGCTGGCACGGTTCTTCTCGACGACGCCGGAATACTGGATGAACCTCCAGCGCGCCTGGGACCTTGCCCGGGCCCGCGAAACTATCGACGTGTCAGGAATCAAGCCCCTCGAGGCCGCCTGAGCCACTCTGCTCGTTCACCTTGCGCACCATCACCGCCTCGATCGCCGGCAACAGCTCCGCAATGATGCGAGGCGAAAGCCCAAGCGCGATGCCCAGGTGCAAAGCTGCGCTCATGTCCCAGCCGGTGACAGCCCCGCCTTGCCCGCTCGCCACCACCCGCACCTGGCCCCCGAGCCGCTGCACCAGATCCCAGACCTGCCAGCCCTCGAGCGTGTGGGGCGCATTGAGGATACCCGGACAATCCGGGCACGCGCCCTTGCAGGCCGCGCAATAGTCACCGCCCCCGCCGAACTCCCAGTCGGCGAGAGCGGTCAGGCGTTTTTTTCCGCATCCACCAGCATAGCGCCGGCGACCACCTTCTCCTGGAAGGCCTCAAACATGGGCCAGATATCCAAAAGCGCAGCGATGCCCTCGGGTGTCGGCTTGATCGGCGCGCCAGCCTCATCGCCCACGCCCTCCCAGTCCGTCACCACGAGGCGCGCCACCGCCTTTGCCACGATGACAGCCACCGTCTCATCGCGCCCGGGATCCGCGGCCCCCTCGAGATCCGCCGCCGTGCCCGCTGCGGCAATCACCGCAGGATCACTGCGCGCGGCCAGCATCACCGCCGTCGAGAGCGGCTCCACAAAAAGCCGCACACCGTGGCCAAGATCGACCCAAACGGCTTCACTATTGTCCAGATTGAGACGCAGCATCAGTAAACCTCCACGTCATTGACCAGAGTGACCGTCGCCATGCGGCCCGCCGTGTAGTCCTTCGCCGCCTGCCAGTCAAACGTGGCCTGGATCCCCTGCGGCCCCGAGATCTCCACGCGCGGCACCGGCAGATAGACCGCGTGCGCCGTAACCGTCAGGCTTTCGCCCGAGGCCAGAGCATAGGAGAACCCCAGCTCGCAGGGCTCACCGTTGAGCGCCTGACTCACCAGCGTCTGATCCGAGAAGCGCACGCCGACACTTCCGGTCAGCGCCGCGATCGACGGATCGGCCCCCGCAATCTTGCCATCCGCCCGGATGGTCTCGATGCGATCAAGGTTGTTGGCATAATTGACATCGGCCGACACGATATCCCCGATCAGGGTGCCGTTGCGCGTCACGGATCCGTTGAAGTGACCGAACCGCACCAGCGACACCTCCGCGGGAGAGCCAGCCTGCGTGGATGGCGCTATCTCCTCGCCCTGCGCCACGATGCGCGCCGTGGCCGTCAAGAGCCCGGACCGCGCCATCTGCCAGCTCAGGGAATCCACCATGCAGCCCGCATACATCGCATAGCGCGGCACCTCGGGCATGCCGGTCTCGATCGAAAAGCTCGGCAGCGACCAATTGCCGGAGTGGAACGCGTGGGTGTAGGGCGCCTCCAGCCCCGTGGTTGTAGGCGCGCCAAAGGCCGCCTTCAGCCAGACCCCGAACGCCCGGGCATCGATCGGAATGACCACATCGCCATCCGCCGTCACCGCGTCCTTTATGGGCGCCAGAGGATCCCGGCCATAGCCCAGAAGCTCCGATGTTTGCAGCGGCTGCTCCGCGCCCAGCGTCGTGCTGGCAAACGGCATCCGCGTGAAGCCGCTCGCAGGTGGGGTTCCATAGGTCGTCTCGAAGCCAAGCGCCATCTGCGCCCGCGCGCCTTGCGCTCGTGCCATCGTGGTTTCTCCTGTATAGTCGTGCAGTTATAGTCGTGCCGTCGATCAGGCGGCAGGAAACGAAGAAGGGACAGTACTGAATGACGGATGAACCGCGCGCCCAGTCCGGGTCTGGCGGCCGCTCGCACCTCGGTGCCGGCTCGCGTATTACCGGCGAGCTCTATTTTCCGGGCACGGTCGAACTACCTGGCTACGTGAACGGCAACGTCGAAGCTGCCGGGATCATTATCGAGGAGGCCGGCGAGGTCGAAGGCGAACTTCGCGCCTCAAGCATTACGGTCAAGGGGCGTTTCAAGGGCCAGATCAATGGCGGCGCGGTGCAATTGCACGCCAGCGCCCGCGTGGCCGGTGACATCTCCTATGACAGCCTGAGCATCGAGAGCGGCGCGCAGGTGGAGGGGGCCTGCATCCCCCGCGCAAAATCAACGGGCCCAGCCCCGGATGATCAGGAAAGCGGATCGGCCGTGGAATAATGCAGAACCACCGGAATGATGGCAGCCTTGAGGGATGCTCCGCCCTCGACGGGCAGGTCGACCGGTTCGGGCGCCTCGGGCTCGACCCAGTCGCAGAGGCCGCCCAGCGTGCGGTCGGCTGCGATCACGGCGCCGATTTGCGCTGTCAGTGCGTCAAAGAGGCTGTCCCGCTCGGTGCCTGATTGTACGATCACCTCCAGTTCAGCGCGGTGCTGGTAATGATAAGCAAGTGGCGAGAGTGTCACGCCGGGCTCGCCCGGGCTGCCGTCGCGCAGGATCATCAGCCCCTCGGCCGGCACGCGCTCGGGCAGGACCTCACCGCGCAGGGCCGTGGCGGGCAGCGCCGAGAGCCGCGTGTGCAGCGCGGCGAGGATGGTTTCGCGGGGGGTGGGCATTGGCTATTCCTGACTTGAGTGCCGATAGGAACTCGAACTGAGACATAAACATTAGGGCCGTAAACGGCGGCCGGTCGCAGGTCCATCGATTGGATTGGTCAGCGATACGCCAAGCCCGATAAAAAATATCAGATGACCACAAGGAGCCCAGAGTGCGTTATGTTGCAAACCGCGCCGTCGGCAGCGTCAAGCGGAACGCGGACCTTTGCTGCGCGGACAAATGAACCCACGCAAGCAAGCCTCAAGACCGGACATTCACGGCATACGGTTCCGGACCAAAAGACATCGGTGACAGCTCGAAGTTCAGAACGGCGGATTGCAAGTCAGGCCACAAACAGATTTGGCTCACTCCGTATTACGCCTGCTGACATCTCTCATTGCAAACAACAGGTAGCTCGACACGATTGCCGCCATGAAACACCAGACCGAGGTGAATGCATAGTGAGCGAACGCGAAGCCTGCGATGACGGAAAGAGTGATTATCACGCCGAAAATCTTGATATGTTTTTCAGACGACAAGAGCAAAGGCAGGCAAACGATGCCGGCGTAGACGACCCGAATGAGACCGTATGGCACGATGCCCTCCCAGATCAGTCGTGAGTTGTAGTCAATAGAGTAATTCACGATCCTAAGCGGCACCCAATCTGGATTGAAAACCAACGGTACGAAAAGAGACAGCCCCAACAAGAGCCCCAAGGCACTCAGAGCCAAGAAAACCATTCTTCGTTTTCTGCGCGGTTCAATGAGAAACGTCGCGAACGGCACCAGGAATGGCCAAACGAGATAGGCAAAAAACAAGAAACCCAAGGCAAGAAGATGTGATTGCGCAGGGTCCGGCTGCGCGATTTTTATCCAAAGCCCCCCTTCCAAGGCTTGCTGAATACCAAAAAAGAGAGGGAAGACTGAGAACCCCAGATATCGCCGGTCTGTCTTCAAGGCAGTCCTGATTGTATATGCCGCCACTGGTAGTAGTACAGCTGCTGTCGTGAAGCTGGCGGTGGCGGAAAAGCACATGCTCGGTGTCCTCACGTCGCTAATTTTTCGGCAGTCCGGTAAATCTCGCTGTCAAGTCATACCACACGGACAGGCCATCGCATTGAGGCATATCAAACCTTTCGATTGGCTTCCCTTTGGCTTTGGGCGTGATACACGAACGGCTGCAATGCGAAAGTGGTGCAGCGGCGCAGATTGGCCATCTTGAATGTCTCGCTTGGGTCGGAAGCAGATCTTTCGCATGTCGCATTAGACGGCAACTTTGTCCGCCCAGCTGTCACCCAAATCGCCCGTCCGCCCACTTCGCCACAATCAACCCTGGCACTTTGTCACCCGCTCTTGCGGCATCGCGCGCCAGATCCAGCCGTTTGCGCAGCTTGACCTGCGGGACCAGCAGGAAGATCGGCACGGTGGCGCGCCCGCGGCCTGTCTTCGAGCGCGAGGCCACACCGAATCCCCGATTGTTGAGGCGCCCGTCTGCCACGAGCAGGCTTGGTCCGCTGCGGCGGTAAACGAACCGCAGACGCAGACCGCGGCGGCGTTCCCATTCACCCGGCGTGATCTTCCCGCCACGCAGGCCGCGCCCGGCGGCCTCGGTCGGGATCGCGAGCCAGAACCCGACCTTCGAGCGGATCAGCGGGCCGGTGTCATGGGCGTTGATGATCTCCGGGGCGTTCGACCAGACTAAAGACGCAGCATTGAGGCTGGACTTGCCCTTCGGGTATTGCGCCGAGCGGATCGTGCGCGCGAGCCGGGTGCCGAGCCCGGCGCCGGTGATCTGGGCGCGCCAGGCGCTCTTGAGGTCCTGGCCGGCACTGCGCGTGGCAGTGCTGACAGCCTTTTCGCCGGCCTTGATCTCGGCGGCCATCATGGCGGCCAGGTCCGGGCTGATATCGAGACCAAGCTTCATGCCGGAGCAGCCTCTACGGTCCAGATAAGGCGCTCCCGGTCCCGGACCGGCTCGCCCTGGATCAGGAAAGTTTCATCGCCAACCAGGATCTGCTCCTGCGGCCGGGGCGCGGGCAACTCACTCATGCGGACGTCAAACCGAAAGGTCTCTGACCACAGCCGGGCATCACCAAAGCCGGTGACGCTGTCACTGCGGCGCGGGACGATCTGCAAGCGTGTGAACTGCCCGTCGCTGTCCCGGTGCCAGGCCTCGATGGCAATGTTCGGATCTGTAAAGAGCAGGTCCACCGCTGCGGCGAAGGCATTCATCGCAGGCTCCCTCAGTTCGAGCTGTGTAGGCGGATCGCCAGGCGCGGGCGTTTGTTGACCGGCAGGATCGAGCTTTCCGTCATCAGGTCGATCCAGCGTCCCTTGGCGTCGATCATCTGGCGGGCATAAAGCGGCAACCCGACGGTGTTGGCGGTCTCCAGCAGGTTCGCAGGACCGCCATAAGTGGTGAAGGTATCAAACGTGCCCAGCGGAAAGGCGATGCCCTCGCCCGCGGGGATCAGGCGCTCCGAGGTGCCGCCCGAAAGCGTGACCGAGCCGTTGTATTCCTCGAACAGGATGCCGGCGAAGGGGAATGCGCGGCGCATGTCCTGGCGCAGGGGCTGGCCGCCGGTGGCCGAGAAGAACTTGTAGGCGTCCTCCGTCTTGGGATGGCCGATCAGCTTGTCGAAGAACTCGGAGCTGACCAGCGCATGGGCGGTGGTCATGGTCTCGCCCAGCAAATTGTCCTCGATCCCGCGCAGGGTGGTGCGCACCTTGGCCTGGATATTGGTGCCGGCCGTGCCGAACAGGAAGTCAACGGAGATCTGCGCAAGCCCGAACTCGGTGAAGTAGTCGTAGAGCGTGGTGCCCGCGCCGTCCTTCACGATGCCCCGCAGGGCGTTCATCTCCATGTACTCGCGGGTCTGGGCGTGCTTGCGGCGCATCAGCGTGAGCTTGCGGTTCATCACCTCGACCAGCGGATCGGCCGCGTCCGAGACGCCCAGCGCCGGCATGCCCTGGATATCGGCGGGCAGGATGACGTCATCATGCGGGATCCAGGGCAGCGCGAAGCTGCGCATCGAGCGCTGTTCGCGGTTCCCGACCGTGGCCGGGGCGCCGAGCGGGACTGAGGGCAGCAGGCTGAGCACCCCCTCGCGCTGCTCGATCACGATGGAGCGTTGGGTGACGCCTTCAAAGCGGAACAGGCCGATCTGGCCCAGGCGGGTGTAGAGATCGGGCAGGATGTTGATGGCCTGCGTCATCTCGGCGAGCGAATAGCCGCCCGCGTCGAACGGGTTGCGGGTGAGGGTCATGGGGGGCTCCGGGAATGGGGTGAGAGAGGAGATGAAAGAAGAAGGGCGCGCGCGATATGATCGAGGCGCAGCCCGCTCAGGCGGTGTCGCGGACGGCGATGCCCAGCGCGGTCAGCTGGCCGTGCTTGGTGGCGGTCTTGGCGGCATCATCGACGCTGGCGTCAAAGAGGAGCGCGGCGCGCGAGACGATGGCCGGGCCGCGGGCAAGCACCACGCCGGCGGCATCCGCGCCGCTTGCATCGACCGCGTAGAGCAGCACCGCGGCCGCGGTCTGCGCGCCATCGGTGCCGCCGGAGGTGGCGAGCTTGTACTTGCCGCTGGCGGAGATGCGGCCCAGCACGGCGCCAACCGGATAGGCCGTGCCTGCCAGCAGCGTGACGGTCTCGCGGGTGTAGTTGGGGTTGACCTCGTATTTGAGAAGATCGCCCATGCCGGGCGGTTGGGTCAGGACGGACATCTCGGGGCTCCATGGATCGGGGACAAAAGACATCCCCCGCCGACGCGCGTCGACAGGGGATCAATCAGGCAGAGGGGTGGATGGGGATCTGCGGCGCGCGCCTGGTCAGACTTTGGACGTGGGCGCCGCGGCGCGCTTGGCCGCCGCCACAATCGGGCTTTCCTGCGCCTGCGGCAGCGCGGGCGACGGCGGGGCGGCCACGATATCGCGCGCATCGGCGGCGGCACTGGCGCGCTCCAGCACGAGACAGCGCAGGGCCTCGGGCGAGGTGCCCTCGCGCAGGGCCCTGGCGGCGTCGATGGCGATGCCGAGGCGGCCCGCCTGCGCCGCAATCTCGGTGATCTCCGCCGCTTCCTGACGCAGCCGCGCTGAGATCTCGGCCAGATTGCCGGGCGGCGTCGCGGCGGGCGCGGGGGCGACAGATGCGTTGGGGGCCACGGGCGTGGCGGGTGTTGCCGCGGGGCCCTCCACGGGTGTCGGCGTATCATCCTGCGCGGCGTTGACCGGGCTATCGGTCGGGTCATTCGAAGCGGCATCCCCTGGCGCCTGTGCATCTGCGATGACCTCAGCCGTGGTGTCATCAGTGTCTGTTTCTTGGGCCATGGCGATCTCCTTGCGAGTGATGGTTTGGGTATCAGGTCGGGCTGGCAATGCCGCCCGTGTGGTTGGGCGCGATTGAGTATGCGGGCCCGCGACATGCGCGCGAAAGCTGGCGAAGCCGGCCGCCAGATCGGTGACCGCGTCGGCCAGACCCGCCGCGACAGCATCGGCGCCGCGATAGGTGGCGGCTTCGGTGGCCAGCGCGGCTTCCTGGCTGAGCCGCCCGGCGCGTCCGGCTGCCACTGTTTCGGCGAACAAAAACCGCAGCACGTTGATCTCGCGCTGGATGTCGCCGCGCACGGTGTCTGCCAGGGGCGCGTATGGGTTTCCGTCCACCTTGTGCTGACCGGAATGGATAAGGGTGACCTGCACCCCGTCCTGATCGAGCTTGCCGCTCAGGTCCGCATGCATCACCACGACGCCGATGCTGCCCAGTGCGCCGGTGCGCGGCAGCAGGATGCGGCTTGCTTGCGAGGCCAGCGCATAGCCCGCCGAGAAGGCGTGCTCAGCCACGAAGGCCCAGACCGGTTTGTCGCGACGCAGGGCCCGGATGCGATCGGCCAGGTCGAACACGCCCGCCACCTCGCCGCCGAAGCTGTCGATCTCCAGCGCCACGCCGCGCACCGACGGGTCGCTGGCCGCCGCCTCGATCTGCGCGGCAATCCCCTCGTAGCTGGTCTGACCCGACGACTGCCCGATCCAGCCGCCGCGATGGATGAGCACCCCGGAGATCTCGATCACGGCGATGCCGTCCACCAGCGCGTAAGGCACGTCGCCATGTTGGCGATAGCTGTCGGCAAGCCCGCCCGCAAGGAGGCTGGCACGCGCGGGGAGAGCAGCGGTGCCGGGGAAGTCGATCGCCCCGTCATGGCCGGCTAGCTCGATCTGCCGCCCGAGAACCCGTGGCCCCAGGCCAGACAGGAACGCCATGGCCTTGGAGGGCTCGACCAGCAGCGGCGTGTTGAAGGCGCGCGCGGCAATGCGGGCGTGAAGCATCAGGGCTGGTCCTTCGCTTGATTTTGCATTTCATATTGATAAGTGGTAAGGAGAAGGCGAGTTATGTAAGGAATACGCCGATGCAGGAATCGACAGTTACGGTCAAAGGCCAGACCACATTGCCCCGGGACGTCCGGGCGGCTCTTGGTCTCGCGAGCGGTGACCGGGTGCGTTACGTCATACTCGACGGCGAGGTCCGCATCGTGAAGGCGCGGTCGGTCAAGGACTTGCGGGGCGCCTTGGCGCGGTCGGGGCAAAAACCTGTTTCGCTGGACGCGATGGACGAAGCGATCGCTGGCGGTGCTGAAGAGAGCGGAACGTCTGGCGCATGATTGCGCTCGATACCAATGTTCTGGTGCGCTTCCTTGTGCAGGACGATCCCGAACAGGCGCGCATCGCCAATACCGTTATGGACCAGCTGACCGATGCGGCTCCCGGATTTGTTGGACGAGAGGTTCTTGTCGAACTCGTCTGGGTGCTAGAGCGCGCCTATGGCTACCAGCGCGCCGACATTGCCGCTGCGCTGGATGGCCTGTTGTCGGCGATTGAGCTGGAGATCGAGGCGGCGGATGAGGTGGGCGTGGCTGTCGACCGCTATCGCAACGAAGGCTTCGGATTTGCCGATCTGATGATCGCGGCCGCCGCCCGGCGTGCTGATGCGCGTGAGCTAGTGACGTTTGATCGCAAGGCGGCGCGCCTGCCAGGCGTGCGTTTGCTTACAGCGTAAGCTCTATCCTTCCTCCTTGTCCTCGGGAGTGTCCTGTAACTTCGGGTTGTCCGGTTCAGGGGCGTCACCTTCAACCGGCACGTCCGCCGCGCTCTGCGCGGGCGAGCCGGGCCGGCGGAAATCGAGGCCCAGCGCGCGCTCACGGGCGTGTTCGGCGGCGATCTCGCGATCCACCTGCTCGGCGTCATAGCCGCGCTCGGCAATGGCCTGGGTGCGGGACTTGAGGCCCGCTTCGATCTGGGCGATCTCGGCATTGGCGTCCTTGAGCGGATCCACCCAATCCCATTTCGTGGGCAGCCACTCGGCGGAGTGGAGCCGCACGCGGTTGGCCTCGTAATCCGGCAGGGCCAGCGCGCCCGAGAGCACAGCGGCATCCATCCAGCGCGCATAGACGGGACGGCACAACTGATACACCATGACCGAATGCTGCCAGCCCGACACGCGACGGCGGAACTCGATCAGCGCGAGCCGCGAGTTGGAGAAGTTGCCCTTCACCATGTCGTTGGCCAGATACGGATAGGGAATGCCCAGCGCAGCCGAGATCTGCAGCAGCGTGCGGTACTGAAACGGCTCGTATGTGGCGCCGCTGTCGGCGGGCTGGCCGACGGTAACGTCCTCGCCCGGATCGAGGCGCACGATCTGGCCCGGGCTGACCTCGAGGCCGGCATCGCCCGCCTCATCCTCGGGCGGTGCCAGCGGGTTTTCCGGCGCGGGGGAGGTCACGAACATCGCGTACATGGCCGCGACCTTTTTGCGGTCGAGCTCGGCATCGTCATACTGGTCGAGCAGGAACAGCTTCACGATCGCGGGCGCCAGCTTCGAGACGCCACGCAGCTGGCCGCCTTCGACCGGGTCGATCACATGGATGATCTCTGATGCAGGCACCCTTACCACCTCACCCGCCAGCCCCGGATCGGTGCTGTCGCCCGGATGCCGGCGCAGGAAGTGGTAGGCGACCCGGCGCCCGATCCGGTCGAACTCGATGCCCTGGCGGATCGCATTGCCACCCGTGGCCGTGCCGCTTTGCTCCAGCGGCAGCATCTCGGCGGGCAGCATCTGCAGCTGAAGCGGCACGGTCAGCCCGTCGCCTGCGCGCCGCGGGCGGATCCGGAAGAACACCTCGCCGGCGATGAACACCTCGCGCGCCGCGCGGCGCTGCAGCCCGTAGAAATCCGTGAGCCCCTCGGCATCGGCCTCGTCGGTCCAGGCAAGCCAGAGACGCTGCAGCTCTTCCTTGCGCGCGGGATCGGCGATCTTGGAGATCGGCTTGATGCCGTCGCCGGCGGTATTCGCCGCCCAGCTTTCCACCGCGTTCACGGCATAGCCATTGTTGCGGACCAGCCAGCGGGCGCGGGCGGTGATGTCGGGCCCCGACGCGGCGATCAGCGCGTTCACGTGGGCACGGGTCGCGCGGAAGCCGCGGAGGCGGCGGTGATGCTGGCCCGCATCGAACCCGCCGATGAACGCCCCGAGCCGCTGTCGCCAGTTCATATGCACGCCCATCACAGGTCCTTCACGGCATGGGGGCGCAGCACGCGGCGGCTGCTTCGCTCCAGCGCCGCAATCCGCCGCTCGATATCCGCAATCGCAGCGGCCAGCTCCGCGTCCGAGCCGTAGGTGACGGTCTTGCCGTCATAGCTGACGCTGCGCGTGCCGCTGTAGCGCGCGGCCAGCAACGTGCTGTGGCGAGATTTGAGATCATCGAGGGTCATTTCTGTCCCGTGTTGCCGGGTGCGCAGCGATCTTGTCGTGCACACGTCTGGTGTGTATATTTCATATGTTGCAGGAGGATTCCCGATGCCGCACAGCACCACCGAAAAGCAGCGCACGAACATCACGCTCAGTGCCACCAATCTCGCCGCCGCGCGGGAGCTGGGCCTGAACGTGTCGGCGATCAGCGATGCCGCGTTGGCAGAAGCCGTGCGCGCGGCCAAAGCCGAAGCCTGGGCCCGGGAGAATGCCGGGGCGATTGCCGAACGCCGCGCCTGGATCGAGGCCCATGGCACACCTCTGGCCGATCTTCAGGTCCTGAAGACCCACTGATGGCGCAGTTCCAGGTTTATCGGATCGCCGGCAATCGGCTGGTGCTCGATCTTCAGACCGATCTGGTTGAAACCGGCACCCGCGTTGTCGCCCCACTATTCCCGGCTTCAACCGGGCCGAAAGCCATCGGGCGGCTCGAGCCTGTCTTCGAGATCGAGGGGATGGCGCATGTGCTGCACACGGCCGAGATGGCCGCGATCCCTTCCGCCTTGCTCAAGGCACCGCCCGTCGCTGACCTCTCCCGCTTCGATTACGAGATCCGCGGCGCGCTCGACATGGTCTTCTCCGGTTTCTGATCACTCCATGTATTTTGGCGTGCTGACCCGCCAGCCGCGCCGCCGAGGCGTCATGATGCGCCCGGCCTGGGGCTCGGATGGGGTCTCTGCTGCCTCCGTCGGGGCCGTGGGTTGTGCCGTCTCGACCCCGGCCTGCGTCTCCAACTGCCGCCACATCCGCTCGTCGAACCGGTCGGCACCGAGGATCCAGGCGGCGGCGCGGGCATAGACGCGGGTGTCGAGCGCCTCGTTGCGCTCGCGCATCTTCTGCCATTCCTGGCGGGCATAGCCGCGCTTGTTGCGGATCGTGACCAGCTGCTCTGCCACCAGCTGCTTGAGCCATTCGCTGTCCGCCCAGTCGGGCAGGTGAACCGTCCCGGGGGCATCTGGCGCACCCAGCGCACGGTCTTCGTCCGTAGGCCGTTCCAGCCGCAAATGGCGATAGGTCTCGGCCTTGAAGGTGGCCGTGGCCACGGTCCAGAGCCGGGCGCCGCGTTTGAGCTTTTGCCCGTTCACAGTGGCGTCCACGAAGGTCGGCCCGGAGACCGGCGTGGCGCGATTGAAGCCTTCCATGCCCTTCACGGGCGCGACATGGGCCGTGCCCTGCCGGCGCGCCCAGGCATAGACGGCCGCAGATTCGTAGCCGGTATCGATGGCGAGCTTCGCCAGCGTCATCACCGCGCCATGCTCATGGACCCATGTCCGGCTCAGCAGCCCGGTCAGGGCCTCCCAGCACGCGGGATCATCCGGCCCGCCCGGGATCACGATGTGATCGACCAGCCAGCTTGTGCCGCCACGGCCCCAGGCCCAGACATCGACCTCGATCCGGTCCTTTTGCACATCCGCGCCTGCCGTCAGGAACAGACCGCCCGCGGGGATCTGCGCCGCAAACACCTCGCGCCGGTCCGCCAGCCGCTGCCAGTCCGGTGCTTCACCGCTCTCCACCCATGTCTCACCCAGCAACGTGTTGCGCGCGGCGCGCAACATCTCGTCGGAGCCCTGGGCGGCCAGCCAGTCGCGCGCGATCTGCGCCCAGCTCTTCCAGCCGATTGGCGAGTAGAGCGCCGAGAGGTGAAAGCCGATGGCCCGGGGGTCCACGGGCACGGCCGTGGCACGCCATTCCCCGCGCTCCAGCATCGCCGTCTTGTGATGTTCGGCAATGGATGTCTCGCAGCCCGCGCAATGGTAGGCCGCCGTGTCGGGCTGGTCCTTCGCCCAGCGCAGGCGTTCGAATTGCAGCCATTGCATGTGGCCGCAATGCGGGCACGGGACAAAATAGCGCCGCTGATCACTGGCCTCGAACTCCCGCTCGATGCGGGACAACCCCCGGATCGTCGGCGTCGAGACCATGAACACCTTGCGCCGATGCGCGAAGGTGGTGGTGCGCGCCTCGGCCAGCGTGACCGGATCGCCTTCCTCGTCGGCAGATGCCGGATAGGCGTCGACCTCATCGAGAAAGATGTAGCGCGCGGGCATCGAGCGCAGACCGGTGGCCGAGTTCGCCCCGGTGAGCACAAGGATGCCGCCGGGGAACTCCTTGGACAGCATCGAGTTGCCCGCGTCGCGCGACCGGGCTGGCTGCACGCGTTCCTTGAGCGCCGCGCTATCCGCAATCAGCGGGTCGATCCGGCCGCGCGAGCTGCGCTTGGCCATTTCCACCGTCGGCAGCACCGCCAGCATCGGCCCCGGGGCGTGATGGATCACGAACCCGATCCAGTTGTTGCCCGCCTCCGTCGCTCCGACCTGCGCGGCCTTCATGAAGGTGATGCGCTGCGCCGGGTGGCCGGGGCTCAGCGCATCCATGATCTCGCGCAGGTAGGGGGTGCGCGCGGAGCGGTACCGCCCGGGTTCGGCCGAGGCGCGCGACGAAAGCCAGCGATGTTGATCCGCCCATTGCGACACCGTGAAGTCCGGGTCGGTGCGCAGGCCTTTCGCCCAGGCGCGCAGGATATCCTCGGCCCCGTCGAAGGTGAGGTCGAGGTCCGCGGTCAGGTCAGATGTTACCTCCTCATCATTCCAGCGAGACCCGGAGGTCGGCCAGGGCGTCGAGCTGCTCTCGGACATGGGTTTCCAGCACCCTTTGCAGGATCGCGGTCTCGATCGTCACGGGCGTCCCGGATGCACTCTCCATATCTGCGGACAATTGCGCGGCCATCAGCGCCGCCACGCGCGTGGGCCAGGTGACCCAGACGTCGCGTTCCTGGCGCGCGAGGCGAAACACCAGGGTTTCCGCCCGTGCGCGGTCGACCAGCGCGCCCTTCTTGCGCTGGATCGCGAGCTGGCGTTCCTGCGCCTGGTAGACGGTCAGCGCCGTGCGCGCCTTGAGATAGGACGTGCTGTCGCCCGGGCCTGAGGTCGCGCCGCTCTCGCCGGCTGGTCTGCTTGCTGTAGCCCGGCGTTGCTGATCGGGATCGGTCATCCCCGCGCGACGCGCGTCCGAGGCCGCGGCATCGATCGAGCCATCGGCAAAGAGCACCAGCCGCCCGGTCTTGCGCGCCTTCTGCACCGCCCCGCGCGAGAGCCCGGCGTGGGCGGCGTAGGCGCGCTCGCTTAGACCCTCCATGGCGAACAGGAACTCCTCTCGTCCAGTGTCAGCTGGCGACCCGTGTTGTCGTCATGGCCGGCGTGAGTGAACTGGTGCCAGGTGTCGAGCGATCATAAAGCAATCATATTGCTCTGATTCTCCTACACTTTCAGGCCCCGTAGAGCGATTCAGATGACACCAGAACGATGCAACTCACCACGGAGCGACACGATGAACACCCCCGCCGCAAACCTGATCGCCGACTTCCGCGCCACCGCCGGCGAGATCGACACCGCCCTTGCGCCCAGCGCTTGCACGACCCTCGCCGCGCAGAGCTGGATCGTCATCGACGATTTCGGGCCGCTGAGCTTCACCGTCACGCCCGAGGGCGACACGCACCGCGCCACATGCACCGGGCATGGCCGCGCGCACAGGGTCAACCGCTTCACGCGGGCCGATGCCCAGCGCCTCGCTGACGCTTGCAACGCACGCGCCGCCTTCTGGGCCGACGCCGCGCGCGAGGAAGCCGCGACCCTGCGCCGCCACATCGCCACGCTGGAAGCCGCCAGCGCCGCTTGAGCCACACGCGCGGGGCTTGCGGGCCCCGACACCACCCACAAAAGGAGCCACGTCATGACCACGCATCCCATCCTGCCCAGCCGCAACGAAGGCCACGGCTTCTTCGGCACCCTGACCAGCTGCCCACTGCGCGACCGCCGCAGCGCCGAGGTCTGGGCGCTGGCCTCCAACCTGATCGCAGCCGCCATCCGCGCTGACAGTGAAGACGAGATGATCGGCATCCGAGACTTTCTCGACAGCCGCATGGGCCGTCACCTCGCCGACGATGTCATCGGCGCCATGACAGGCTGCGGCATCGATAGCGAAACCGCCCTCAAATCCTCCATCCGCACATGGCAGGACTGGCGCATCAGCTGCCGGACCGAGCGCGAGGAAGGCATTCCTAAGGGACTGCCGTATCTTACCGGCTGGGTTCAGCACTTTACGGTGATCGCCAGCATGGAAGGCGCTGACTGAACCGGGCCGACCCTCAACGGCCAGCCTGCCCATGTGGCGGGCTTGACCCGGTAGAAGGGCGCGTATTCCGCGCTGCCCGACACCACCGGAGGCCCCGATGCCCAAGCTCACCGACACGCAGTCTATTATCCTCAGCCGCGCGGCCACGCGCCCCGGCAATCTGGCCCTGCCGCTGCCCGACGGGCTGCACGGCGCCGCCGCCAAAGTGGCTGTCACCAAGATGATCGAGCGCGGCTGGCTCGAGGAAGTCGACGCCGACATCCGCAAGCGCGAGCCCCTCTGGCGCGAGACCGGCGATGGCCATGGCACCACGCTGATCGCGACCGGCGCCGGGCTTGAGGCCATCGGGATCGAGCCCGTGGTCGCCAAGGCCACCAGCGCGCCACGCAAGGCGCAACCGAACCCCGCGCCAAAGCCCACCACCATCCGGGCGGGCACGAAGCAGGCCCGGATCATTGCGCTACTGCAGCGCCCCGAGGGGGCGTCAATTCGCGAGATTGTCGAGGCGACCGGCTGGCAGCCTCACAGCGCGCGCGGCATGATTTCCGGGGCGCTGAAGAAGAAGCTGGGCCTCGCGATCATCTCCGGAAAAGACGCGAACAGAGGGACTGTCTACAGTCTGGATGCTTGATCGGGATCACGCCTCGTCGAGATCGATCCGATCAGCGACTTCGGGCGCGATCAACCCGGCGTGCAGCGCCAGCAGGATCAGTTTTGCATCAAGCGTGTCACCTTCATCCAGTGCTGTTTCCACCCGATTGTCGATGCGATCTGCGTCCTTCGCGCTGTTGCTATCCGCATATTGCTCATGACCCAGCATGCAATAGGCCAGCAACTGTGATGCTTCGGCAAAAGCAACATCCTGTTTTCTGGCACCAGCATGTTTCTTGTTGAGCTTAATCACGGTCAGCTTGACGGACTCCGGCACAAGAAGCGGATGCACACCGGAGGCCCGGAGCGCATCATCAAGACCTCGTATTGCGGCGGAGGGACCCAGCATGTCGAAAAGGCGAAGCATGGCAGCGTCTCTATCAGGCTTTTGGCGCACTCACATCTCAATTTCGGCATGCTGATGGCGTCAGTATTGCCGCCAGCGCTCGAACAGCCTGCGCAGCGCGAAGCTGCGCAGCAGCGAGATGCCGACAAACAGCGCGCCGATGGAAAGGTTCTCTCCAAGGCTGGGGTGCAGCCCGAACCATGGAAACACGATCAGCTGCGTGACGATTGCAAGACCGTAGCCGACCACCACGTTGGTAACCGACTCGATCAACGACATGGCGCGGGACTGCCTCATGCCGCAAGCCTTTTGGTCTTCAGCGCCGCGAAGCTCTCGCCGGTTTCCGCCAGCACCGCCTCCGCCCCGGTGAAGGATTGCCAGCGCTCGATGGCAACATCGACATAGGCCGGGTTCAACTCGACACCGTAGCAGATCCGCCCCGTGGTCTCGGCTGCGATCAGCGTCGTGCCCGAGCCCATGAAGGGCTCATACACCGCCTGGCCGGTGTTCGAGTTGTTCAGGATCGGACGACGCATGCACTCCACGGGCTTTTGCGTGCCATGCACGGTATCGGCATCCTGATCCCTGTTCGCGATCTGCCACAGCGTCGTCTGCTTGCGATCGCCGGCCCAGTGGCCCTTGGCCTTGGCGCGCACGGCATACCAGCAGGGCTCGTGCTGCCAGTGGTAATCCCCGCGGCTGAGCACCAGCCGGTCCTTGGCCCAGATGATCTGCGAGCGGATGGCGAAGCCCAAGACGGTCAGCGAGTCCGCCACCTCGGCCGCATGTAGTGCACCGTGCCAGACATAGGCGACATCGCCGGGAAACAACGCCCAGGCTTCGCGCCAGTCGGCGCGGTCATCGTTGAGCACCTTGCCGATGCGTTTGGTCTTGGCCGCGCCGGTCGCACCGGCCGCGCCCGCCTGGTTGCGCCAGGCAGGATCATAGGCCACGCCATAGGGTGGGTCGGTGACCATGAGCAGCGGCTTTACATCACCCAGCAGCGCCCCGACCACGTCTGCCGACGTGCTGTCGCCGCAGATCAGCCGATGTGATCCAAGCTGCCAGAGGTCCCCCGGCACAGAGACCGGTGTGACCGGCGCCTCGGGCACGTCGTCCTCACCCTCGACCGGGCCGTCGCCCAGCGCCTCGGGGTCCTGTAGGAGGGCGTCCAGATCCTCGTCGCTGATGCCCAGCAGGGAAAGGTCGAAATCCTCGGCCAGCAGCCCCGCGATCTCGTCGCGCAGCAGAGCCTCGTCCCAGTCACCGAGTTCCGTGAGCTTGTTGTCGGCGATGCGGTAGGCGCGGCGCTCGGCCTCATTCAGATGGCTGAGCCGGATCACCGGCACCTCGGTGAGCCCGAGCATGGTGGCGGCCAGCACCCGGCCGTGGCCCGCGATCAGTTCGCCATCATCGGCCACCATGCAGGGCACGGTCCAGCCGAACTTCGCCATGCTGGCGGCGATCTTCGCAACCTGGTCGTCCCCATGCATCTTGGCATTGCGGGCATAGGGGCGCAGCCGCTCGATCGGCCACGCCTCGATCTCGCCTGGCGCGAAGACAAGGTCCAT